CTGGACGCCTATCGGCGCGGTAACACTGAACCCCGAGCGCGACTGCATCGTCAAAACGTATACGCGCTCGACCGATATAGAGCCATTGGCAGCATGACCGAGACGACAACTAGCTTGACTCGCGCCGCCACGACACACCCCCACCGTCGACCCTGATTGACGAGAGCTCAACCACACCGGGGTCATAGCTCCACGCCTTGTGCACCGAGTAAATCGCGGCAATCAGAACAGGCACTCCGTACGACTTAGAATGCCACTGAGGAGAAGGCGCCCCCTCAACCGTCCAGCCGATTCCGTTCATGTAGTTCTCGAACTTCACGTCGAGCACTCGTAGAAATGGGCGCGATGAATCTGCAATCAGCCTACCGCCCTCGTCAAAGACTTGAAGCCCGAAATTTCCTCCTGTGACTGGCACCTTGTCGAACAGGAAAAAACGCACATTGCACGGTCGTTCCGTGACAAAAGTCAGCGCATATACATTCCCATTCTTCTTTGCTGACCATAGCGTAATTCCGACGTTGTCGGATGCCAAAACTCCGTACATCGGACCTGCGATCGAGGAAACCGTGAACGTGACATTCGGTAGATTTATTGTGAATGGCCGTCCAACATCGTTCACGGCGAGATCTAGCGCACCAACCGCAGAATCAGCAGATATCGATTGCACCATTTGATAGTTCGGCGTTCTCCCATCGATCTGATACATACCTGTGTCCGTGAATGCCTGAAACCCCGCAGTCATCTAGTAAACTCCATATACGATCCACCCTGGCACACGCGTGTATGCGTTCGACCCACTGTTCTGGCTATAGGCCCACCGGATCCCTGAAGAGTCGATAGACACCTGCGGAGATGGCTCAGCACCAGATACGCGATAGAAAATCTGCTCCGGCATAAACGACCAGAACGGCTCCCCGCCAGACATATCGGACGCGGCATTCCCGTCCCTCCCGCCCGTATGCACGATCCCAACAACCCGCCCTGCACGCGACATCGCGTCAAGGATGGGACGGCCGGAGCCATCGAAAATCTGAAGTCCGACCGCCATCACCACATCCCCATGCGTACGCGAAGCGTGCCGTTTCCGTCATAGACACGCACGCTGCTACCGTCGATCACCAATCGATTCCCACTTCCGTCTGACGCGTTGATCTCGAACCAGCCGCTCTTGTCGATCCGCCAGCCCTGCCGCCCCGCGATGTAGTTGTCGGACTGGATGTAGCTGCCGATCATCGCGTTCGTGATCCACCCCGAACCGATAAGCGCCTGGCGCAAGAACACCTGACCGCCCTGCACCACGAACGGCACGATCGAAGCGCCACCGTTGTTCGGATCGACCACAGCAAAGCGCTGTGCCGATACCAATACCTGCGACTCGACAACGCCGTCGTTGTTGTCGATGCCGATACCGATGCCAGCGATATACGTGCGCCCGTCCGACGTGATCTGCGTCTTGATCTGGTACGAAGCCGATACCCGACCATTCAGGTCTGCATACGACTTCGCGACCGTTTGGACCGCGGCAGCGCTCTCGTTTACCTGCGCTTGCACTGTCGTGATCTGCTCGGCCTGCGCGCTGATGGCATCCGCGCGGGCCTTCGACTCAGTGCGAATATCAGCGACTAGCGACGCTTGCTTCGACTGCATCTGAGCGGTTACGGATTCGAGTCGCTGCGCCTGCGCCATATCAGCCTCGGCGCGCGCAGACTGCTCCGAATAGACCCCGGCCATTACCGCCGTCGATCCCGCCGCCTGCCCCATATCGCCGGCCATCGGCACATTGATCTGTGCAGATACCTGACTGATTTGCTTCGAAAGCGCCGAATCGGCATCTGCGCGCGCCGACGATTCCTGACGAATGGCCGCCGAATTGGAGTCGACTGTCGCTTTTAGCGACGTGATCGAATCCGCATTGGCCTTATCGCCAGCCGCACGCGCTGACTGTTCCGCAGTGATTGCAGCCGCGTTGTCGCCCGACGCCACTGCGACAGCATCGACACGTTTTCCGAGCGCCGCATCTGCATCCGCCCGCGCCTGCTGTTCGGACGTGATAGCTGCCTTGTTCGCACCAACATCGGCCGTCACGGTATCGATGCGCTTGCCTAGGGCCGCGTCTTGAGCGGCACGAGTCGTCACCTCCGACGTGATCGCCGCGGCGTTGTCGTTCGCCTTCGCAGAAACGGTATCGATGCGCGTCGACAGCGCGCCGTCAGCATTCGCCCGCGCAGTCGCCTCACTCGTTACCGCAGCTTGCGCAAGTGCAGCAGCCTGCCCATTCGGCCCACTCAACAGCCGCCCGTTGAGCATCGAGAACGTATAGGAGATTTGCGACGCCGGATCGGAATCAACCGAACCCGCCCGCATTTCAGCCCCTGCACCCTCTCCACTCCCCGGAACGCCAACCAGCACGTATGCGCCGCGATGCTTGATACTGCCGAGCACAGCATTGCTCGCGCCGCACCTCACGAGCGCCGACTGAAGAACACCCGCAAGGTTTGCTCTCGGTTCATCGAACGTCCACACGATCACCGATACAGCGTTCGTCAGCCCGTTAAGGGCATCAGCCATTGCAGAAGCATTCGCGGCCGAACCGAACACGTCCCACCGGCCAAGCAACACAACCGTGTTGTTCGCAGCCACCGTTGCAACGTTCCAGCTCCGCAACGACCCAGCGATCTGCTTGCCCGAAACGGCATTAAACAACCCGTCAGGGGCTGGCGGATTCGCGCTCGCGCCTACTGCCGCGACCTTAAGCATCAACGCATTGCCTACCTGCGCCTGCAAGCCTGTAATGCTTTGCGCGTTCGCGGAATCGCCATTCGCGCGCGCGGTCTGCTCGGCAACAATCGCCGCCTTGTTCGAGTCGGCCGTCGCCGTCACCGCATCGATACGCGTCGACAACGCCCCGTCGGCATTCGCACGCGCGGTCGCCTCGGATGAAATCGCCGCGGCGTTGTCTTTCGACGACGCCACAACCGCATCGATACGTGTCGACAGCGCCCCGTCGGCGTTGGCGCGCGCCGTCGCCTCTGCCTGGATCCCCGCCGAGTTCTTTCCGACGTCGGCCGACACCGTATCGATACGCTTACCGAGCGCACCATCAGCATCGATTCGCGCGGTCTGCTCCTGCTGGATCGCGCTCGACGCGTCACCGACCTGCGCCACGACAGTGTCGATGCGCTGGCCCAGCGCGGTATCCGCGTTGGCGCGTGCTGTCGCCTCCTGCTTGACGGCGGCCGCCGCATCACCTACACCCGCGCTCACCGTGTCGATACGCTTTCCAAGCGAATCGTCGGCCGTCTGCCGCGCCTGCTGCTCGGCAGTGACTGCCGCGCCCCGCTGACGCGCCTCGTCGGCCACCGCATCAGCCCGATCCCTCGCCTCTTTCGCGATCGCGTCCGTGCGATCCTTCACCTCCTTCGAAATTGCGTCCGCACGGGCCTGCGCCTCTCCCGCGACAGCCTTAGCCCGGTCGGTGACTTCCTTCGCGATCGCCGTCGCGTTATCCTCGACGCCCTGCTGAATCCCGGGAATTGCGTCAATCGGCTTCTTCAGATCCTCGCCGAGCGCCGAGTGCGAAATCTGCCCTTCGAAATATTTCTCGTACTCGCTTTGATCGGCCGACGGTTGCCCCTGCACACCGGGGCCGGTCGCCGGAAACCATGGACCGATGTTCCCGGTCGTGTCGACAAGCCGCGCCCAGAAATAAAACATCTGCCCGACGGCGAGCCCTTGCATGGACGTCGACGCTTGCGGATACGCGTAATCCGATAGCTTGATTGCGTCGGCGCGATTCGGCGTGCGGCTGTACCAGAGCTCCGTACGCTGCGTGTCGCCAGCAGATCCGTCACCCGGAAACGCCCAGTCCAGGTTGATCCCGTACACAACGCCAGCGGCCTTGAGCGACGCGATCGCCGGCGGCGGCGTCGTTTTTCCCTTCAGCTGCGTTTCCGCGCTCACGGCCGGCAACGACGTGACGTTCATCACGTTTTGCGCACGAACGCGCGCAACGTACCGCCCTTGATAGATCCCGGGCACCTCGACCTGCAGGCCACCCGTGCGCGGCACGCTCACCCACTCGCCGTTATCCTTCCGCCATTCCGGCAGGTAGGTCACCGAGTTGTCCGCGGCATCCCACGCGATGACCATCGTCGTTTTGGAAATGCCCTGGTCGACCGCCGAATACGTCGTGATGCGCACGTTGGTCGGCGGCGCCTGCACCGACGGCGGCACGACCGTCACCGGCCGCTGCTGGATCTGCGCGCCGTCGTCGATCGCCGCGTATTTCCCCGGCTCGTGCTTCGTCGCTGTGATCGTGTACTCGATCAGGCCGTCGTCATCACCTTCCTGCACGCTCACGACACGGTAGAGCTGCGCCGCGACGTCGGCGTTTTCCAGCATCCATACAGCGCCAGGCACGGGGTCCGCGTCGAACCGATCCGCGAGCGTGAGCACATCACCATCAACCGACTTCACCGCGCGATACTGCGCAACGCCTGACGGCAAGATCGCCGTGAAGCGATCGCCAGGCGCCACGGTCGGCGCTTTGTCCAGCGTGACGACCACGCCGGCTGCCGAACGAATCCGGCCGCCGATGCGCCGGCCCGCCTTCCGCGGATCCGCGATCGCGATCACCTGCCCGGGGCCGACGAGCACGCCATCCATTCCGACCTTGAACGACACCGTGCCCGACTCGTAGCGCGACGTCAGGAGCAGCCACTGTCCAAGCCGATGCGCCTGCGCCTGAGACGTGCACCCGAACGCCGTAACCTGCGTTTTGATAACGCCATACCGCGCGATACCGTCCTCATCCGGTACGTACTCGACGGCTTGTTTGTACTGGTTCGTCGGATCGTTGTAGCTGACGAGCGCAACCGTATATCGTGTCTTGCGCTCGCTCCCAACGTATCGGAACGCCCCATCGATCACGTTGGCCGCCGTGTACACATACACCGGATCGGACGGCATATCGGCTGACGCAACAACCGCGCCCGGCCCCCAATACGCAATACCGCGAAACACGCTGGCGATGTCCTGCAGCACCTTGTACGCGTCGGCCGACGACTGGATCACGCAATTGCACGTGAAGCGCGGTTCGACGCCACCCTTGCCGTCCGACACCATCACGTCGCAATAGCGCGCGATCTCGTACAGCCCCCACTTGTCGACCATAGACGCGTCGACGGTTTTGCCAAGGCCATACCGGTCGTTCAGCAGCAGGTCATAGAAAATCCACGCCGGGTTGTTCGTCCATGCCGGTTTGAACGTCCCGTCCCATGCCCCCGAATACGTGCGCGTTTCTGGATCGTAGTTCGATGGCACGCGGACGATCAGGCCGCGAACGTGGTATGAACGCACCGGCACCTGCGAGAACGATCGAGCATCGAACGTCATGCCGACGAGCGCCGTCATCGGATACCTCAGCTTGCGATCGATCACCTCCGTGATCGCTTCAATGTTCACCGCATCAGCGATCAACGAACTGTGCGCATTCGGCGTGATGCGGCGCACACGCACCAGCCATCCAGTTTTCGCGCGCGGCAACTCGATCCGGTGCGAACGCTCATAGAGCGATGTCGTCTTGCCGTCGAATGCCGTCGACAGCACCTGCGCGTATGACCCGCCATCGACCGACAGATCGATCGCGTACTCGACCCGGTAGCCGAACACACCGGCCGACGGATCGCTCTTTTGCAGCGCCGGCACACCGAATCGAATGCGAACGGCTGTGAGCTGCGTGTTTTGAATCTGCCGCACCCACGGCGCATCAGACGTCAGAGGCACACCAACGGTCGATTCGCGCTCGACCGCCGGAAACCCCGGCATGAACTCCTGGTCGAGCGTGCCCGTGCGCACGTCGACGCTGTAATTCTGGAAGTTGACCGATCCGTCGGAATTCTGGATCGGCGTGCCGTCGAGAAACGCCGACTGCATACCCTTCACCAGACCGACGATCTGCCCCTCCGAAATGATGTCGAGCACCTTCGCGCGCGCGATCGAGTGCAGGTTGTCCGGTGATTCCCCACCCCCGCCACCACCACCACCGCCCTTTGCGCCGTTGATCCGTTTCAGCCCGGATTCCGCGTAGATCTTTTTCACACCTGATCCTCTGTGTAAATGCCCGAGCTGACGACCTTTGACCCGACGACCATCTCGCCGTACACGAGCGACACCGGTTCGCCTTGCGCAGCGCTGTTCACTGGTCCGTTGAAGTAGTACGACGTGCCGTTGTCGGCCACCCCGGCAAGCCCGGCCTGCTGCGGGCTCAACATCTGTGCGACGCCGCCGAGCGCCATCGAGATACCCAAGCCGATCAGCGTCGGCTGACTGAATACGAAGCCCGCCACCGCCAAAGCGGCGCCGAGAATCGTCTGGAACAGGCCACCGCTCTTGCTGCCGATAATCACCGGAGCGATTCGAATTGCGTCGCAGCCGACGGGCGCGTCGAGATCGTCTTCCCGCAGGTTCCGGCGCCCGTTGAACACTGCGAACGTCAGCCCGCTGTCGCGCGCGTCGAGCAGGAACCGTCGGAACCCGGGAATCAGAACCGACAGCGCTCGCACCGCCTCCGCGGTCGACGAGACGGCCAGCCAATGAACTCGCCCGAATCTCGCGCCCGCGATCCCGTAAAGCCTCACCTCGCGCAGCGTGTCCGTCACTTCGTACCTCCGACATGGCGCAGTACGGTCGTGCAGCAGTCGCGCCACATCGAGCCCCACACCGCACGACACGACAGCCGGCCATACATGTGATGCGCGAACATGCCGTCACCGAGATAGACACCGGAGTGATTCGGCACGCCGTTTTTGCTACGCACCTGCATCAGCAGGACATCGCCCGGTTCTAGTTGCACGTCGCGCCCCATGTCGAGAAATCCGGCGTCCTGGTAGTGCGCGATATACAGGTTCGAATGTCCATCGGCCCACCACCCATCCTTACGCTCGAAATCCGGCAGCGCGATCCCCCGCTCGGCGAGATACCAGTCGCGCACCAGCGAATAGCAATCGAGCACGCCGTGCAGATACTCGCGGCCGTACAGCGGTGCGACATATCCGCTCGGCCCAAACTCGCACCAGTTGTCGATGCCGACCGACCCGTCGGCCTGCACACCGAGCGAAACGATCACCCACAGCGGAATGCCGGCCCGCTCGCACATTGCACGGTCCCCCATGCTCGGCTGCGCCCTCCCGTTCGGATGCGAGTGCACCATCGCGAGGACTTCCCCCATGTCCTCCGCGTCCGCATAATCCTCGGCCGCCAGCCCGAATTGCTCAGTCGGATCCCCCGCGACATTCCGGCCGGGCACATACAAATCTCCCGACGCGGTTTCCACGATCAGCCCGCAGCACTCGCGCGGGTACTCGGCGAGCGCGTGCTCCGCGATCGCCTGCTTGATTCGTTCGTCCATAAAAAAACCCGCCGATTGGCGGGTCCATGAAGAGAGGTTGATCGACGGGCTAGGCGAGCGTGTCGCACAAAAAGCCGCCGTGAGGCAGTGGATTGTTCACGCCAAACCGGCATTCACACCCACTGATTTTCTGGCTGCAGCGATCGAGCGCCGGATCGTTCACCGGTTTGTCGTTCTTGTCGAAGTACACCATGCCGACATATCCGCACACGGGCCCGCGATAGCGCCACTGGCACATGCCGACGATCTGACGGGCAGGCACCTGCTGACCACCGAAGTCGAGCGGCGAAGACAGCGTGAACTCGACCTGCACGCCCGGCTGTTCGTCACTCTTTTGCTCAATGCGCCATTGCTCGGGCGGCCATTGCTCATTCGGGTCCGCAGTCGGGTTCCCGTCGGGGAAATTCACCCCGTCGAGGTACTTCGCCAACGTGCGCCGCCGGACCACCTTCGCACCGACGAGATCGTCGAGCGCGACGCACAGCGCCGTGATCGTGCCGTTGATGTCACCAACGGTCAGCGTCGGCGCCGGCTGCCGTGCGTCCGATGTCCGCTCGAAGCCAGCCGCCTGGATCGGCCACGGTTTGTATTCCAGGCCTTGCCACACGATCGATGTCGACTGCAGGTGACCGTGAAAGCGCAGTACGTCTCCGTTGATCTCCGAGCAATTGACCTCGAAAAACTCGAGCCGCCGACCAGGCTCGAGACTTTGAACGTCCGCGGTAATAGTCATGCCGACACCTTCGACTCCAACTCTTTGATTCGGCTTCGCATGCTCTCCATCTCGTCCATCAGCTCGAGAATTGCCTGATGATGAAGTGCCGCCGCGATCCCACCCGTATCAATCGAGAGGAAATCCTTAATAGTCGTTCCGTCGTCGAGCGTTCGAGTCGGCTCCGCTACCCGGACATGCTCCGGAAACACCTTCTGCACTTCCTGAGCGATGAACCCGATACCACATGACACGCCGTCCAAACGATCCCAGGTGCACCCTCGAATTGAGCGCATTTTCGACAACGCATCTTCGATGGGCTCGATATTGGATTTAACACGCTCGTCCGAACCATTGACCCAGTTACCCTGACAGTATCCATTTCCGTCCATTCGGAAATGAAAGTTTCGCCAGTCGGTACCTGCCCGCACTGCGATCAGAGCGTTAGCCGATTGGTTGTAGTATTCGCGAAATGTGAAGAACGCTTGACGGTCTAGAGGGCCGTGAACGGAGTTGAACATGGTCCCGTCATTAACTGCACCGTTCGACGTGCCGGTTAGCGCTGTTGATGTTCCCTTGAAATGGGCACCACTATCGCTTTTAATACTTACGCCACCGGCGAACTCCGCGCCGGACAACTGCGCATATTTCCCCGGATCGAAATTTCCCGTATCCCACGGAACTCTGCCGCCGAACGTCGGCCGCACTTTGTAAGTCGCAAATCCTGGGCCGTATCGAACTATCTCCTGCGTGTTGCAGGTAACGCCGAATGTGCCGTCTGAGATATGGAAGAACCCAGTATCTGGTGCGCCGTCGTTCAGGAATGCAATTCCCGGCGCCTTATCCGTTCCCTCGGGAACAAAAAGACGACCGCTTATAGTCAAGCTCTTATTGACGGTCACGTCATTGTTGATCTCCGCATTCCCGCCGACCCTCAAGTTCCCTTTTACGGTTGCGTCCAGGTTAACTGTCACCCCCCCACCGACCGTCAAACTCCCACCAACAGTCTCATCCCAAAGCATCCTGCCGCGCGCGGCTACGTGCCAATACGTAACCCCGTCTGAAATGTACTTGACCCAATCCCCTCTATTGAGGACGGTGACTTGCGTGCCATTGTTGCCCTGCATTCCCACCGTTACGGGCTGCGCAACATTGAAGATGTGCACGCACGCGTTTATGGAAACCGAGGAGGCAAGCGGAAGTTTGATGACTTTGCCTAGATCGGCACAATTGACGCCGAAGTGCGCACCAACCTGCCCGGGCTCGAGCGTCGTGCTATCTGCCAGGATGGCATATCCCAACGCAACGCATGCCGTAAGCACGTCGGTGTTCGCGTTGACCTTGGCCAGTGCGGAGCGGACCGTGTCCCCATCAACACCAGCAGGAGGCGTGCCAAGATTGATTTTCTGAAGCTGTGGCATTTCTGGCCTTATGGTGAAAATGTCGGATCAAACTGCGCCGTGATCGTGTACACGTTGCCGTTCTTCACCGGCTCGGTGTACTTCTCGCATACGAATCGCGCCTGCGGCCGAAGCGGCGGCGTCCAAAAAAACGACACCGCCCCGGCGTGCTCGTCGAGGAACTTGAGGATCGCCGAGATCTTCTCGGCCTTCCCCACGAATCGAAGGTTGTACGGCGTCAGTCGGTTATTAAGGCCGTCGGCCGCTCGCTGCGTGTACCCTTCGCCGAAACCGGCCCTTCGTACACGCAGCGTCGTATCGCCGCCGAAACCCTCGACAGTCGGCGACCAGATAAACGTGTCGGTCATCACCCAATCCCGTTCTTCAATTTCCAGAGCGCCCCACCCTGACGGCTCTCGACCGCGATCAGCCCCTGCACCATCTGCGTGAGCTTCTTCACGAATTCAGCACTCGCCATCATCTGCGACGCATCTCCGGATCCGCCCTCGATCGTCACCGGAATATTCAGCTCGATTCCGCCACCGCGGGCACTGGCCACGCCACCGCCGGCCGAACCGCCCCCGACGAGCCCGCCGTTCGCAAATTTTGCGAAGCCGAGATCCTGTCCGCTGTTGATCGCCTCGAGCAGCCGAAGCACACCCGGCTTGCGCACCGCCGCAGCCTTCACGACAAATTCCTCGTTGGAAAGCCATGCCGGAATGCTGTCGCTCGTCGACGTGCCCGGGCCTGTGACCTGCCCGCCGGTCGCAAGGTGGAAACCGTATGCGTTCCCACCGCCACCCCCGAACACGTTGGACAGGCCGCTCGCCACACCGCCGAGCAACGACGACGAGCTGAATCCGCCCGCGCCGGCTGCGCCCAACCCAAGCGCCGAACCTAGCGCGCCGAATACTGGCGCCATCGCCGCTCGCGCAGCGAACCGCGCGAGGTCTGCGATCATGCTGTTGACCAGCCCGCGGAAATCGAGCTTGCCGGTCGAAACGAATGACGTGAGCGCGTCCTCCATGCTGCGGAACGAGCTGGTAAACGCTTCCTCCGCGCGACCAGCCGCGTTTTCTGCCGACTCCTGGTACAGCGCCACCGCACGACTCGCACCAATGCGCCAGTCGTGCTGCAGCGCGAGCCGCTGCTCGACGTATCCCCGTTCGCGCTCGACTTGATCAGCCTCGGCCCGGTTGATACGGTCGATCTCAGCCAGATACTCGGGCGAGCCGAGCGTGCCGTCTTTCCGCGCGCCCTTCGTGAAATCGTCACGCCGTCGCCGGAATTCATCACCGACGCGACTAGTCGCCTGGTTCAGCTCGCGCGCGTTGTCGCCCATCGGCATCGCGGCCAGCTCGCGCTCGACCTCGCGCCGACGCTCCGACGCGTAGTCGGCCAGCTCTGCATCGATCTGCGCGCTGCGCTCCTTCAGCTTGTTGATCGCTTCGTGATAGCGAACCTCCTTCTCCAGCTGCACCGCGCGGTCGTACGCCGCGCGAATTGCAGCCTGGTCGCGAATCAAGCTCTTGTCGCCGACGGTCAGCTTCGTGCGCTTCGCGGCCAGATCGGTCAGTTTCTGGTCGAACCCGATCCGATCCTTCTCCGACTGCGTGAGCTTGTCGGTCGCAACAGCCTCGACGCGCAGCTGCGCGATGCGTTGCGCGATGCTGTCGAGCATGCGCTGGCTTTCCGGCTCAGCCTTCGACCCGCCCGACCGGCTCTTGTGCGCCAAGCCCGGTGCATTGACCGTAATTCGAGCAGCTTGCTCGGCGCTCTCCTTCAATGTGTCGTCGTAGGCCTTCTGCCCAAGCGACTTAGCGCGAGCCCGAGCGACGTTACCCGCAACCTCTCGCGCAACCGTGTCCGGAGTTCCCTCCACGATTCCGAACTTCTCGAAATGCTTGCTTGAAATCGCAGCTTGATAGTCCCCAAGAACCCGGGCAACCTCCATCTGCTGATTCATCAGCGCGAGCTCGCGCGTCAGATTGTCGATATTCCGACGTGCGCCGGCCTCGGCCTTCGTGTCCTTGTCCTGAATCGCTTTTTCAAGCGACTTGTAGGCTTCAGCCCGCCCCGCCATCAAACCGACCTGCCGAGCCTCCGCAGTGTTCGCGCCCTTCGTTTTCGCTTCGTATTCGGCGCGTTGCTGCGCGGTCATGCCGATGACGTAGGAGGCCTCTTTGAGCTTTTCGACGTACTTGGTCCACCCTTCGGCGGCCATGCCACTGGCGAAGAAGTTGTTGGCGTCAGTCAGCAACGTAACGCCTTCAGACGCGCCTCGTAAATTTGCATCGAAGGCTGCAGCAACCTTACCGGCCTTGTCCGCAGCAGCACCGGCAATGTCGATCGACTTCGCGGCCTCAATCAGCGTCGCCCGAAGCTCATCGCCACCACGCGTCGCATCGACGAAGCCGTTGATCAGCCGGTAGATCTCACTCGACTTCTCATTGACACCGAGATCTGCCTTTTGAACGCGATTGAGGCTTTCGAGTAACTTGTCATATGCCGCTTGGTATTCAGCAGGAATGCTCGGTGGCGCACCGTCAAACCCTGGCGTCACGACGCTTTGGTAAGCCTGCACCTTCAGGCTGCCAAAGGCATCCGCAACATCACCATTCGCGGCAGTCTGCGCTTGCTTTGCGCGCAAGCGCTCCGACTCCTTCAATACTGTCGTCAGATCCTTGTACTTGTCGATGATCTGGTCGAGTGGTGCTTGCATGTCGATCAGGCTCGACGTCGCGCTGCTCGCGTGATCGCGGAATACCAGCCAGTTCACCGCTGCCCCGAGCGCCACCGTGCCGACCGTCGCGATGATGCCCGGCAGGCCGCCCATCACCGACAACATTCCGGAACCGACCGAGCGCATCAGCGAGCCCGCGCGCGCGGCGACAGTCTGCGCCACCGCTGCACGCTCAGTCGCCGCGGCCAGGCCGGCCGTCGCCGCCGTCGCCCCTCGCTCGGCCCGCTCACGGGCAAGCGTGGCTGCCGCAACCTCGCGTTCAGCGACAGCGAGCCCCCTCTCGGTCTCGGCCAGCGCCGCTGCGTAACGCGTTTGGTCGACCGTGCCCTTAGCCGCTGCGGCCTCCAACGCCACGCGCCGTTGCTGCGCCAGCGCCAGAGATGCCTCGGCCCGCTCCAGCTCACGCTGTGCCGCCGCCGTCTCGCGCGCGATCACCGCGGCGTACGGAGTGCCGATGATTCGAGCGCCGATTTCCTGACTGTTCGCCAAACTCGACCGCGCGGTCGCGACGTGCGCCACTGCGCTCGCCTCGATCGCACGCGCCTCGGCGAGCTTCGCCTGCGTGTACTGGATCGATCCGGCCGTCAATGCCGACTGCATCGCAAGGCTTTCCCGCATCGCCCGCATGCCGACCAGTTCGGCTGCCGCCGCGACCTCCGCCGCCTGCGCGTTTTGCAGCTTCGCCACCGCCGCGTCTCGATCGCTCTGCGCACGCGTGATCGTCACAAGTGCCGCAGCGTTCTCCGCCTGTGCTTTGGCGAGCAGCGCTTGACGCTCGGCATTCCACGCAACGGCCGACTTACCGACCGCGACTGCGGTTAGCAGGAAATACGCACCAAGCCGGCCAGCCGCGACCGACGCACTGATTTTCACGATCTGATCAAGGTGCTCGGCAACGTAAACGATGCCTTCCGACAGCTTCGCGCTCGCGCCTGTAGCCTGATCAGTTTCGCCGACGTACTTCAGCACCTCCGTCTGCAGGCGCGTCATCGCCTGCCCGACGGTCACCTGCATCTTGGCAAACAGTGCATCGGTGCTCGACGCAGCCTCGCGCAGCGCATCGATGAGGTTTTCGACAGTCAGCTTGCCTGCTTCTGCCAACCCCTTGAGCTCGGACGAGCTGCGCCCCATCCCGCGTGCGATAGCATCAGCGACGCCCGGCAGCTCTTCGAGGACGCTATGCAGATCCTGACCGCGCAACTGCCCAGACGCGAACGCCTGTCCGAGCTGCACGATACCCATCCGAGCCGTATCGGCCGAAACCCCAGACAACGCGACCGCCTTGCTGATCGTCTCGACCAGCGGGCCGACTTGCTTGATCGACAAGCCAAGGTGGCCCGTGTTGTTGGCGATCCGCTGATACAGCTCTGCCGTCGCGTCGAGCGGCTGGCGCGTCGACCGGGCGATCTGCACTACATCGTTTTGCGCAACTGCAAAGTCGATCTGATCCCGCGTGACGATCTTGAGCCGGTTGCTCAGGTTCGTCCATTCGTCGGCATATTCGATCAGTTGATGCACGCCGAACGCCGCTGCAGCCGCTTCGGCGTAGCCGCGAATCGACCCACGCGCAGCCTCGATCGCGCGCACCGTAACCTGCACGCTCGAAGCGTTGGACGCAAACGCTGCGTCAGCAGCCCGCCCTCCGTCGCGGACCGCGTTGAAATAGCCGCTGGATGTCGACGCCAGGCCGCGCATCTTTCTATCGTGCTCGGTCGTGTTCGCGGTGACGCTGACGATCAGCTCGCGGAGAATCGTTGCCATAATTGTTTTCCGCCTACTTTGCCATGCTCATGAGGCCCATGAAGAACGGATCGTCCGCAACCTCTTGAGCACACTCCGCCTCACCGCCACCCCAGTTCGGCAGCATGTCTGACACTTTCACCTTTGCGCCCTGCGCCTGGAACACTGCCGACGCCACCATTGCAGCGTGCAAGTCGTAACGGTCATCGCTGATCGGCGACTCGGCGTCCAATGCCTGCCACAATGCGAACTCGGCCGATGACATCTGCGCGCGCAACTCGGCAAGCGTCCTGCCGAGCCGCAACGCCAGCATCAGTTCGAGTCGGAGATCGGGGTTTCGGCGGAGAGCTTTTTTCCCTCATCCTCCGCGCCAGCCTTGAGATTGCCGAGTTCGATCGCCTTGTTGACGATGCGATCGTGCGCGGAACCGTATGCAGTCGCCACCGCAGCAGCGTCACCGTCTTCGAATTCGCGACGCCATCCGGCCACCGTCTCGACGTACAGAACGCGAACGAACAGGCGCGCGGAAGCCAGCTTGTGCTCCTCCGCACTGACATTCCCGTACTTCGCGCGGGCCGCCTCCTCGTCATCCCCAGGCTCGACACCGGCAGCCAGCCGAAGCGGTTCGAGCCAGAACGCACGGTCCTCCAGCAACGGCTCGCGCACCGCCACGGTTTCGCCGTCCCACTCCGGCATCGGGAGCAGTTCATGGCGCCAACCAGCGAGCGGATTCAAAATTGCGGCGCGCAGCGCGCCGGCTTTCGTCGGACTCTTCGTCATCAGATTTCCTTTGGTACGACCCATCGATTAGCCGGCCTGCTGAGCCGGCGGCGTCAGTTTCGGGGAGCCACTGACGCGCACACTGAACGTCGCTGCGATGAGGCCGTCGACGCCGGCCGACCACGTGTACTGCCGCACCATGCCGACGAACAGGAATTGCGAGCCATCAACGAACGTCGCACGGAAGACGTGCTTTTCACCGGTAGCGCGCGCCGCGCGAAGAATGCCCTGCCCCTCATCCGTCGACGAAAAGTTGCCGTCGACCGAGAACTCACCCGGATCCGGCAACCCCAGCTCGTACTCCTTTTCCTCGCTCGCGAGCGTGGTCGCATCGATTTCGGACGACTGGCCGCCCTGCCACTGGAACGTCTTCCCGGTCGTGTTGAGATCGACGAAAACGAGCGTCTTGTCGTCGAGATCCGTCGAAATGGTCTTCGAAACTTCGACCTTCGTACCCTGCGCCGGTAATGCCCCCGTTTTCCACAGTCGGCAGAAGTAGAAACTAAGCGGCCATGGCCAGCCGCTGCTTCGGGGTAAAGCCGCCCAATGCCATATTTGGGCGCTCGTGATTGTAAGTCCACATCCAGTCG